AGACCCTGATAACCCAGACTGTCGTGAAGAATCAGCATACCCAGCAGCACCAGACTCAGAATATGGATGGGAAAAACTTTTCTCAGAGCGTTTATACTTCTCTTATCATAGGAACTATAATATTCCTATCCGTGTTGCAAGGTATCATAATATTTTTGGACCAGAAGGGACCTATGATGGAGGAAAAGAAAAAGCACCAGCAGCAATCTGTAGAAAAGTTGCATATCTCCCAGATGAGGGTGGAGCGATTGAGGTGTGGGGAGATGGCTTACAGACTAGATCCTTCTTGTTTATCGATGAATGCATTGAAGCTACCAGACGCTTGATGGACAGTGACTTCATGGGTCCTGTGAACATTGGATCTGAGGAGATGGTAACTATCGATGAACTGGTAGATACTGCTGCTAGAGTTGCAGAGAAAGAAGTTACTAAGATCCATATTGATGGACCTCTTGGTGTACGTGGACGCAACTCAAACAATGATCTCATCAGAGAAAAACTTGACTGGGATTATACAATGACCCTTGAGGAAGGAATTAAACAGACCTATGATTGGATCAGTGAGCAAATTAAGCTATGACTGTAGGCATTAATTATCTTGGTCAGATGGGACAATTGGGTAACCAAATGTTCCAATATGCAGCAGCATTAGGCATCTCTAGAGATCTGGGGGTGCCCTTTACTGTACCTAAACATAATAACGTAGTTAATGATGGTTTAGGAAACAAACTTAGGATTGAATTGTTTGATTGCTTTGATATCAAACCTGATAATATTGGTCATCTTCTTACAGAGAATGTGTTTTCAGAGAAGGGATTTGAGTATGACTCAAGATATAAATCAGTTGATGTTAGAGAAAACTTTACTATCCATGGATATTTTCAGACAGAGAAATATTTTGAAAGGAATAAAGCAGAAGTAAGAAAGCAGTTTAAATTCAAAGACTTTATCATAAAAGATACACAATATGTGGTTGAAGAGTTTTTTGATAACCCAATTGGATTACACATTAGAAGAGGTGACTTCTTAATCAACTCAGGTAATCATTACAACCTGGGTCTTGAGTATTATCAAAGGGCACTCACACACTTTAAATTTACAAGGAATGTGATTGTCTTTTCTGATGATCCAGATTGGTGTAAAGAGCAAACAATTTTCTCTGGTGATAGGTTCATTATTTCAGAAGGTAATAGTTCATATCATGATCTTTACCTGATGTCCAAATGCAATGACTTTATCATTGCAAATTCTACTTTTTCTTGGTGGGGTGCATGGTTATCTGATAATGCAGATAAGAAAGTCATTGCTCCTAGAAAGTGGTTTGGTCCAAACAATGCACA